GCATTCCCTTCGGCAACAGTCGTTTCTGCGGCTGCCTGCCTGCCCTTATATGGCAACGTCGGATCCGGCCCTTTCGTGACGATGCCGCCGATCGGTGAGGGAGCGGCCGGCTGGGCGAGCACCGGAACGCCACCTTGCACGACATAGATATTGCCGTCCGAGCCCTTGAGGCGCTGACCTTCATTCCACTGCGGCATCACATGGTCCCCCTTTTGCCGAACAGTGGAATTTGGCCATAACCCGGCAGCGTCACATGAATGTGGTCGCTCTCGGGCAGGATGCGCGCGTTCGGCCCGAAATAGGCGCGCAGAGCATCCGGCGTGGTGCCGACATAATCGGCCGCATCGCCGCGCAGATGCGCGCTGTTCGGGACGCCGCCGACTGCCGCGTTGCCTGCTATCGTGCGTCTGCCGCTGGTCATGGTGCCGGGTGCGCTCATCGGATCAGCGAAACGGACCCGACGTTTTTGGCGCCGGTCCTCCATCATCCAGAGGGGTGAAGGTCACGCCGGGAGGCGCGGTGCGCGGTTTGGACGGGGGTTGTGTACCAGGAATACCGCCGATCATGCTTGGACGCACGAAGTAAGTGGTAACCTGCCCGGTGACAGGATCGACCGACTGAACCGCCTGCGGCTTTTCGCCCTGGTTCTTCAGCCACGTATCGGCATAATCCTTGCCAAAATGCTGAAGATAAAGGTTGTAGTCATTGTTCGTGTCGTTCGAAGAGGGTGCGTTGAGATGCGCGATCTGCGCCTGTTTATACTGGCGCTCCAGATCGCTATCGCCTGCCTTCAGCGCGTCCTGATGCGCGGCATATTGTGCCTGCCCAAGCGGGCTCCCGCTTGCCGCACCAAGGTACATGCCGAGCTTGCCGAGCCCATTGGTCGGGTTGATCAGTTCGTCTCCGAAGCGATTCGCGAAGCCTGCGATTTGAGAGAGAATGCCGTTCATTTAGAATGGCCCGCTAAAGTTATACGATGGAATGCCGCCGCCGCCAGAGAAGGCTTGGGTAAACGGACTGCCGCTTGAGAAATTCCCGGCCAATGACGAGAACGGATTGCCGAAAGCGCTTGAAAGCGCACCCCCAAGCCCCGCGACTGTCCCAAGAATGGAACCTAACCCGCTCGACTTTTCGGTCGTCTTACTATCGCTAATTCCGTATGGAGCCGCGAGCGGTGTCAATAGCCCGGTATATTTCTGAAGGTTCAGCCACGGAGCATTGTCCTGATACTGATGCCCGGTGAACGACTGAATATCGCCGTTCATGATGGCCTGAAGCAGTCCCGGCTGCTGCGCCGCTGCCTGAAGCTGCGTGTTGATCAGGCCGCCGGCAGCACCCTGCTGACGCTGACGCTCAGCCTCATAGGCGTTGGATGCACGAGAAGCCGCGCTTTCATTCGCGCTGTTCTGTGCACCGAAGATATCGGATGCCGCGCCGAATTGGCGGGTGAGTGCATTCTGATTCGCGGTCTGCTCGGCACCAAACAAGGTGTTCTGCGCGCCAAGCTGGTTCTGGCGCTCATTGGCGAAGTTCTGCGCGTAGATGTTGCCGGTCGCATTCGCGATGCCTTGGCCAAGATTTTGCGCCCACAGCCCGCCGGTGCGCCCATTCGAACCGAATAGGCCATTGGTGCGGGCCTGGGCTGCATCCGCCGCCTGATTTGCAACCGATTTGATATAAGGATTACTATCCGGGGAGAGAAAATCGCCGTTCGCGGTCTTATTGAGCCCGAAGAGATCACCCAATCCACCGGACGAGGAGGATGATGGGCTCCATGCGTCCTGGGTGGCTTGGTCTGGTGTTTTGACGAAACGTCCATCCCAATTTTGATAATAACCCCCTGCCCCAGACGCACCGGGCTGCGACCCCATGCCATTGGCTGCGAACTGATCGAGAGCGCTGGAAATAGCGATCGGCTGGCCGCCATTGGCCCAGGGGTTGGAGCTCAAATAGCTGCCGTTGGCGGCGTCGGTCAGTGCTGGCTGCCCGTAACTGCCCAACGAGAGATTGTTGAGTATCCCCATGGTGCCGTTGAGCGCGCTTCGCCCTGCATCGGCGTTGGCGGAAATCTGGTTGATGTCGCCCTGAGTGCCGGCGCCAAGGCTGGGCTGCGTATTGTACAGATTCGTCGCGGACTGCGTGGCCTGTTGATACGGCGTCGTCAACCAATCCGGCAGGCTGTTCGCCTGATGTTGGGTCGTGGTTTTTTTACTAGAGATGGCCGCCTCCTGCCTGTTGCCCAGTCAGCACCTTTCTCAGAACGACGGCGCGCTCTTCATAGCCTTGGGGTTGAAGTGTCCTGATCCAGCCCTTGCGCCCGATCAGTTCGATTGAGGCGCAGCCGCAGCCCCTCGCCCACAGTTCGATCAAGGACAGATAGTGCAGCCACTCTTCGCGCCCGAGCCCGGCGCAATGGCGGATGAAGCATTGCGAGCCATGTTCGCCGCTTATGATCTGGGTGACGCAGGCGGCGCGGATCTTGTGCCCCTCGGTCGCGATCCAGGCGATCGCCTCGCCGCGCTCGATTTCGCCCATCACCTCATCAAGCGATTCGAAGGCGTCGCGATCGATCGAGGGCGCGATAACGTGCCTCAGCTCCGCCTCCAGGACCGGCCCCATGGGTATGGTGATCCCGCCGAAGTGCATCATAGCCCCCCCGCAGTCAGGCGATCTTCGGCGGCCTTCAGGCGCTTCTCGATTTCGGCGTCGCGCAAATTGAGATCCGAAATCAGGCGCCGCGCCCAGGTCACGAGCGCGGTTGCGACGGTGAGGAAGCCATAGCGCGCGGGCGTCATCGCATGCCCTCCGCCAGCACAGGCACTTCAAGCCCGGTCGCGCGGGTCCAGCTCTGCATGCCGTCAATATTGGTGCGAAAGCGCATGTAGCGGCCTGCAGCGCGCAACGGGCAATTGCCGTCCAGCGCCTTGGGCGAACTGTTGGTGAAGGTGATCGGGTCTGACATCGCCTGCGGACGCCAGCCAATCGCGCAAGAGACAGACAGCGCATCGATGACCGGCCGCACGCCGTTGACGAATGACCTTATGCCCGGCGCGGACTCATAGTCTCCGGTGTCAAGCCTTCCCGCCAGCGTATCGCCGTTAAGCGGGCCGTAATTGCCGGATGCGTCGAAACCGACTGCCCGAAAGCGCTTGCCCTGCAATTTGGGATCGTCGAGGCTGAACGGCAGATTGTCAAGAGAGCCGAACTGATCAAGGCCTTCCAGCGTGTAGCCGATGTCGAAGCCGCTGGCCAGCCAGGACATGGTGAGATCAGAGCGCGTCCAGCGATTTTCCGTCAGGCTGTAGCTCAGCCGCTCTTTCAGCAGCGCCGAACCATCGGTGCGATAGGCCCAGGAGATGGTAACGCTAATCGGATCGAATGCGCCGACGATATAATCCTCGGTCCCCGGTGCCAGCCGTCCCCTGAAATACTCGTTGACCGCCCCAGCCCCGATCGGCGTCGAATTGGTGCCGTCCCATAGCATGAAGCCGTCATCGGCAATATAAGCCGCGATCAGGCCGCAATCGATGATCGAGCGCGAGGATATGGCGCCGCGCTTCTTTTCGACGACATCGAAGCGGAACACGGTATCTGGCCCGACATAGGTCATGCGGGAAATTGAGTAGCGTTGGAAAACTGATCCGAACTCGCGCCCGACGATGCCCTGAACCGCGCCGCCTTCGTCGGGCATGTCGTTGTAGTCGGACTGAGCCCCTACGCTGGTTCCCCATGTGGTCGGATCGCGAAAGCCGCACCAGCGGATACGATTGGGGCGGTGGCCATCAATGCCGTCGTCAAGGTCTCCCAGGACAAGGAAGTCACCGACAACGCCGATCGTCTTGGCGCGCGGCGGAGAGCCCGCAAGCGCCGTCATCGTCTGTCCGATGTCACCGGCTACCGTCTGTGCGCCCAATTGGACCGCAATCGCCTTGCCGACGAAGCGCGCGAACTGCCAGCTATTGAGCGGGCTTAAAGCGGTCGAATTGTGATATTTGGAGGAGAAGACAGCGCCGTTGTTCGAGACATAGATGTCATCGCCCGACCCGGCGTAGATATAGCTTGCGTCCGAAGTGTCGGAAAACACGGTCGCGCCCAGAATAGGCGGGGTAATCGTCACGCCATCCACAAGGTTGAAGCCGTGCGTCGGGCCATAGCCACCGGGAACCGGAACGACGTTGAGCGCGTCGGTCAGCGCATCGGACTGAAACGTCGCCTGATCGGGCTTCCATGCACCGAAAATGATGGGGATCGGCGCCGTCATAGGTACGGCTTCAAGCTATTGGTGGCGGCGCGTCCCGATGACTCCTCGATGAGATCCTTCTTGAATTTGGTCGCAAGCGTCCACTGGCGATCGGCGCTCTGAATATCGCGGATCACGTCTTCCAGAATGTAGGCCTTGGCGAGCGCGCGAATATACTGCTCACCCTCGTCGAGATAGGGATTGCTGTCGCTGTCATTGACCAGTGGCGCGAAGCGGGTCGTGCCGTTGATGAAGACCGGGTAAACCTGGTCCGGCACCATGTAGAGCTGGATGCCATTGCCGTAGCGCGAGTAATATGCGGGCTGCCCCTTCAACATCACACATCCTCCAGGATGGCCGCGTACTGGGCATAGGCAAGGGTCGTATCGGCGACGTCAGTGACCGAGACGGTGATTTGCTTGGTGGTGGCGAGGCTGGCAGCGTTCACCGCGCTGATCAGCACCACATAGGCATTATCGTGGTTGTTATCGGTCGGAGCCTCGAAGTCCTTGGTGCCGTTGCCGACCCAACGTAGCGTCGAGCCGTTGATCTCGAACTGCGCCGCGTCGATCCCGCCGGCTATCGCCCAGCTTACAAACTGATCGGCCACCAGCGCGACCGCGAGCAGAGCATTTTCCTCAACCGACTGCGCCGCGTCGGTCGCGATCACCGGAGACGGCGAAGGTGTTGGCGTCGGAGTGGGTGTCGGGGTTGGCGTGGGCGTCGGAGTGGGCGTCGGAGTGGGCGTGATAACCTGGTCGCCATCGTGCCAGCGGTCGAATGCTGCGTGATTGACGTAATCGAGATTCCAGCGCTGCCCTTGCGGCGTCAGGATATAGAGGCTGTCGATGCGGCCGATCAGCGGAATATCCGCAAGATCATGAACATCGTAATAGTCCTGGCCGGCAACCGTGTTGAACGTCAGGCCGATGATTTCATTGAACCAGAAGCGCTCTTTTGACGCTTCCTTGATCGCATCCTGAACCGCGAGTGCGATTTCAGACGTGAGATCGGGGCGCACCAATTCATTCTGAATGCGTGCCTTGATGGCCCCGAACGTCATTTATTCGTCTTCAGGCTGCTTGGGCGGACGGCCACGGCGAGGCTTGTCGGCTTCGACGGGGAAATAACGCCCGTATTTATGCACTGGCTTTTCCCCCTCGAACGTCGCTTCGACGGGGATAAGTCCGTTTTCAGCGATGAAATCATCGAGCATTGAAGCACGCTCGTAATCCTTCATCGTCTCGCCGCCCTCGAGTTCGGCATACTCGTAGGCGGCACCCGGCGTTGACTTGAAGACAACCTGAGCCATCGGTCAGGCCTTGGGCACATAGGAAACGATGACGACCGCCTTGCCCGTGGTCGCCGCCGTACCCGTCTGGGTGTAGGAGACGTAGAGCGTCGTGTCCGAAGCGAACACCAGCCCGCGTCCCTGATTGGCGGCGTCGGCCGGGGTATAGACCC